GGCGCGCAAAAACCGCGCTTGAGCGTCTTTAAGCTGTGGCGAGCAGCAGAATCACAGCCAAGGCATCCTCATCGTCTTGGTGCATCTGCTCAATGGCTGCGGCTTGCAAGGCTTGTTCGGCCTGCGCTGCAACGATCTGCGCGGCAAGGAATGCGGACAGGCGCGCAGACTCTGCAGCACGTTCTGCGGCGCTCAGGGCGCGATCAATCTGCGGGGCCTCAACCACAAGGCGCGGTGCGGGGGCCGATGCCTCTACAGGCGCGTCTAGCCCCAAGGCCTTGCGGGCCTCAATGCGCTTCTTGTTGGAGACGCGAGGCACACCAAGCCAGTACAGCGGCTGGCTAGGAGGCGGAGGCGGAGGCGGGGCAACGCTCTGCCCTGCTCCGTCAATCAGCCCGGTGGCGAGCAGAATTGAGATCATGCTTAGACGGCCATCAACACAGAACCGATGCTGAAGCGGGTTTGTAGCGTCGCCCCGTTAGTGAAGCCCACGCGCACGTAGCGCCAGCTCGGGCGATGCACGATCTCTGCATACTGGCCGCCACCTGTTACAGCGGCAGTTGCCACGCTCTTAGCGCGTCGCCAGTTCGTGTTATCCCGGCTGACTTCAATCCACAGCGTGCCGGATTGGTCAGACTCAGCAGAAACGCGCACTTCTTTCGCGTAGGTCGCGGCGTTTGCAAATGCCGTTGCTGTCGCTGTAACCGTCAGGTCGCGCGATGTGCCCGTAAACGTGGCGTTCGCCGCTAGGGCGGTAGCGCTGTCATCAAACCAGATGCCCGCGCCAGCAACAAAACCCACACGCGCCGTGCCTGCCACCAAAGCAGGCTGTGTAAAGCTGACCGGCTGCGTGCCGCTCACTTGTGCCGCAGGAATCGGCTCAGTGGCATACGGCGCGGGCTGGACAATGAACGTTGCCGAGCCGGAAGTGATGGCGGTTGCGCGCACGCGGAACCAGTTCAGGCCGTTGACCGAGCATTCCCAGCCATACGCCGGGACGGCACTGAGTGCCCCGGTTGCGGTTTCCACCGTATTGGCGTTTGAGCGGATAGCCTGAAGCGTGAACCACACGCCGTCAGTGCCGTTGGTCGAGTTCAGCGAGCCCTCAAACGCGCAGTTGATGCCAGCCACCGCGCTCGGCACAGTCATCTGGATCATCACGTTGGACACGCGGGACACGTTCACAGCCACCTGGCCGTTGATGGCGGAGATTGCCCCGCTCGTGGACGCATAGCCCGCAGGCTGCGCAGCCACCTTCAGGCGGCCAAACTCGTCCATGTTGAGCGTTGTGTAGTCGCCATCGTTGGACACGCTTGTGGTGTCGCTATCCCGCCGCTTTGCAAGCGCCAGAATGCCCAAATCCCCATTGGTGAATGGCGTGTCTGTGGCCTTGATCGACGTGCCCAGCGAAGTGAGTGCGGAATTGGCCACCGGCAACGGGTTGGCGTCGCTGACATCGTTGTAGACGCCATCTACGCCAAAACCGACCTTTGTGCGGGGGTGTTGGACGCCGCCGATGTCGTCGGACGCGAAGGTATCGCCGCCGCTGCCGGGGTTGGCTACGAAATTGTCAGCCATCGCTTACTCCGTTTGTGCGGCCACGCCGCCGATTACTCGACCATCCGGGCCGCGCTGTAGACTGATCTGCACCGGGGGCTTGTTCTGCATGGATTGCGCGAGCATTGCCATGGCCTCGGCCTGCTGCTGCATCCCCAACTGAATGCGCTCACCCATGACAGCCAGCCCCTGGGCAAGAATTTCCTCTTCGCTCTGTCCTTGCTGCTCGGGCTCTTCAGCCTCGGGCATTTCCACGCCCTTAGACGCGGCCAGCGCAAGGATCATTGAGCGAATCTCGGCAATCTCTCCGCTGTTTTGCGGCATGGAGCGCTCCACAGCCTCGCGGCCCTCTTGAATTTGGGCCACTTGCACCTGTGCTTGTGCCTTGACGGCCTCTGCTTGCACCTTGGCCTCGGCATCAATCTGAGCTTTTTGCAGCTCTACGGCTGCGCGGTCGGCTTCTTCCTGCAAACGTGCGATCTCGGCGTCTGCCTGCTGCATCATCTGCTGGGCTTGCATCAGGGCCTGCTCACGCTCCTGCAATGCCTGCTGCATTTGGGTCATCATTACCCCGATTCCGCCGTCTTTGCCCTTTTCATCGGCCTGCAACTCAGGCGGCAGCAGCTTCTTGAGGCGGTCAGCCATGGCTTGCGCGCCCGGCCAGTCCTGATTGCGCAGGTAGATGTCGCCAATCTGCGGGAACAGCGCCGGGTTAGCGCTCAGAATGTCGGTCATCGCCGCCACAGATTCTTGGCGCTTGGTCGTGTAGCTTGCGCCTACAGTGATTGCCACGTCATAGCGGCCAAGATTCAGGTTCACCAGCTTGTTGCCCGCCGGGTCTTCGTACATTGGCGCGGGCATGTTGGGATCAATCTCCACGCTGTCAGCCGATCCGTCCTCCCCAAGAATGCGCAGCACGCGGGGCGTGTCGTAAATCTTGGGGATCATGTCCACAATCACGCGCCCGGTCTGCCGGATGGCGCGGGCCATGTTGTCCAGGAAGTGATACGTCGCGGTGTCGCCTTCCTGTTGGCGTGCAAGGATGGCGCGGCCGCTCTGCTCGTTGCTCTTGGCCCCGAATGAGGCTGCGTGCTGGCCGGTGACCCACTGCAAGTCCTCTGCGGCCTGCTGCATGGTCTGGAATGCGCCGGTCGGGATCGTGGGCGGGCTCTGCCGCTGCGGCGGTGGCATGGGCGTGCCGTTTACGTCAATCGGCTCGTATTCGAGGTAAGCGTGGTTCTCGACGTTGGCCGTGCCCCAGCGATCTTCCACGCCCTCAAACTGGCCCTTTGCGCCGATGTACGGGGCTTTGGGCTGCATGGTGACCTGCTCAACCACCGTGCTCAGAAAGTAGTTGTAGGTGCGCTGCGGGTCCATGGCGTCATGCGTCAGGCCGCGCCACTGCTGCACGCCGTCCACGTCCACTTGGTCGCCAATGACGCGCACGACGCCGAGCCACTTGGACGGCCACAAGCGGGCCTCCAGCACGTCGTCGCCGCCGATCTTGAACCACTGCACCTCTCGGCGCTTGCCGGGGCGCTCGTCAACCACCACCTCACCCGGCTGCACCTCGTCCTTGACCTTGACCGAGCCGTCAGCCATCAGGCACAGGGTTACGGATTTGTGAATGACGCGGTGATACTCCACCACGCGCACGGTGTCCTCGTCCCACCAGCCGCGTTTGTCCGGGCCAAGACTCCAGCCTGCCGTATCGGCCTTCGGGTATTCAGCCTCAAAATCCTCTTTGGGCATCCGGTCTTCGATGAACACATAGCGCGCATCGCTGCCGTCCATTTCTTTGGACATGGGGTCGAACCAGACCGACAGCGGGTTGAGCACCTGCTGCACCACAATGTCTTGCTCAAACGCGGTGTCATCGCAGTAGTCAGTCAGGATGCGCCAGTAGCCTTGATTGCCGGCCACAGCGGTAAAGCAGGCCGTCTCAAAGGCGGTGTCTGAGTTGGACGATTGCAGGATGTTGCGGATCAGGCCGTCATAGATTTCGGCCACTTCCTGCGTGCCTTCGCGTGCCGGGCGAACCTTGATGCTCGGCTTGTTCTGCCGGAAGTCGTTCACCACTTGGCGCACATGCGGGGCCGTGCGGTTGACAGTCAGGCAGGGGCGATTGCGGCGCGCAGCCTTGATCTTGTCATCCCACTGCTCACCCTGCACGAACTTGATCGCGTCAAGGTAGGCTTGGCGGTTCTTGGAGTGCGCGTTCTCGCACTCCTCAAAGCGCTTCTTGGCCTCCTCAACCACCTTCTTTTCGTCGTACTCGAAATCTACGCGCTCATCCATGACGTTGCACCTTGATAAACGGGCTGATAGGCCCGGACGGGCTTAGGTTCGGTTTGCGGCTTTGTGAGGCCGGGGAATAGTTCAGTCAGCGCCCACACCAGCGCATCAGCGCGGTTCGGTGAGCCTTTGCCGCTGTAGCCGTAGGTACTGAAGGCGGTCAGCTCATCCTCAAGCTCGCGGAAGTCGCCCACATGGCGCACCTTCCCGGTCTCGTACAGGCTGCTGCAGGGCTCGGCGCGAACCACCTTGCCCCGGCTGGCTGTGACCTTCTTGAACGGCGTACGGGGGCGTGCGGTCTGCACCACATGGCGCACCATGTCGCCGCCGTAGTTCGTTTCACCCACGACCACATCCGCTTGGTGCCGGTCATATGCGCTGGCAACTACTTGGCCCCAAGTCGAGGGGCCAGCCTTGACGGTGCAGTCTTCCAACACGTACGCATTTCCGTCCGTGCCAAGGCCAACAACCACAATGCCGATCGCGTCGTTGTCTTGGTTGTCCACATCGCCAGAGCCGGACGGGTCAACAGCCACGACTACACGCACCATGTCAGGCACGCGGCCATCGATCACGCGCCATTTGTCCAGCGTTTCGTCTGCGAATAGCGCGTTCGGGTTGGCGTCGGCAAACTCGCCTTTGAGGAATCGCTTCTGGAGCCGCGCCGACATGCTGCCGAGCATTGATAGATACTCAGGCGACAGGTTCTCTGCGTTGTCCTGCGGGTTGATCTGGAAATAGGCGTAATCGCCGGGCTGAGGCAAAGCCACCTTCGTGTCCGGATCGATCTTCTGGACGAACCGCTTGTAGGTCCAGTGCGCTTTGCTTGGCGGGTTGCAGTCGTAATAGGCCCGCGTCTTCATCAGCACAGGTGCGCGGCCTTCGATGTGCTGATACGCACGCTGAGCCAGTCGAGTAAGCGCAGTGTCAACCGATGCAAGCGGAATCTGGCTGCACTCGTTGAAGTACAGCGTCACGAACTCTTGGCCGAGAATCTTTTCGGTGCGGTCTTTGTCATCCAGCCCGGCAAACCAGATTTGCGAGCCGTTGCCTAACTCTGCGTAGCCGTCCTGCGCGTGCATCTGATACTCGACCCCAGGGAACATGGCCCGCATCACCTTGGGGAAGGTGTCCAGAACGATTGACGCCTTCAGATGGTTGTATCGGAATCGGAAGATCGCGTGGCGAGACTCGGGAGACTTGAGCGCCCGAAACACCACATTGCGGGTCAGCAAGAAGGTTTTACCGCTACGCGAACCGCCAAAGAGCATGCAGTGCGTGGCGTCACCCGCCAGCACCGATTGGGCTTGCTGCTGCTTGGGCGTCAGGCTCACAGGGCTTCATCCTGCGAGGTCGCCATGATCCGAACCGGGCCGCCGCCGTCGCCCACATGCTCAGTGCGCGCTAGCTTCGGGACGTGGTACTCGACTACATCCATGAAGCAACGAAACGCCGCCTCTGCACCCTTTTCCTGCGCAATCTCGTCCAGCCAACCTTCCAGTCGGTGAGCATTGCCATCTACAAAGCGTGCAATCGCCTCCCGAGCAAGCACTGTGGTCTTGTTCGGTCCGCGCTTTCCTTGGTTCGGCTTTTTCTGGCCTTTGACAAAACGTCCGCCGTTTGACATAGGTTCCCACCCATGAACACACCTCTACTGTGCATTGGTTGGCTGCGCTAGAACCGCGCTCAAGCGTTTTTATGCAGCCCGAGCGTGAGTTGTTCCCATGTCATGCCGCCTTGAATCACCCTGTGCGGCTTTCGATACTTGCGCCTGCTCCACTTGCCGAAGAATGCAATCTCTGCAACGCGCATCGGCGGTTCCCTGTCAAAAATGACTTTGTAGAACGCGCACAGGCGCTCACCGTCTGAGTGGTTCGGCTCTGCGCCGTGGTTGAACCATTTGCGGATCGTGCTCTCTCGCTTGTTCAGTGCTTCGGCAATCTGAGCGTGCGTTACCCCTGCCCGGCGAAAATCCATTGCCAGGCGGTGCCAGTCATGCAGGCGTTCAACGGGGCCGCGCTCGCTCTTGCGCATTAGACACGCACCATCAGCAGCGGTTCTGCCTGAATCTCCCGGAATCCGAGCCGGGCATACCAAGCGCGCAGGGCTTCCGGCGTCATATCACCCTCTGGCTTCACATGCACTAGTACGGCCTTGCCCTTCTTGCGTGCCTTGTCCTGAATCCGCGCCATCAGGGCAGACCCGTAACCCTTGCGGCGGTCTTCTGGCGGCACATACAGGCCGGTCACTTGCCAGACCTTGCCGTGCAGTGCTTCCGGCCAGTCGGGTGAATCCATGTCGTGGATGTTGGCTTCGGCGGTTGCGTAGGTTTCAGTTTTCATTGCTGCTCCTTCACCGGGAACCATGTCCGCGCTTTGCCCTGCATCGGGCCGATTCTGAGCAGGCCGCGCTTAACTAGGCGATCCATGACGCGCCTGATCGTGAACGCATCCTCTGCCATGGCGTAGCGGCCTGTTCCCTTGATCGTCTTTGCTGTGGGCATCACGCCCGCGCCTGCGAATCTGCGCACGCGGATCAGTACGCGGCGCTCTAGTGGGTTGTCAGTCATCACTGCTTTGCAGGCTCTTCGCCTACCTGTTCAAGTTCCTTGATTGCCACCCGTAGCGCAGCCAGTGCGCCCGGTACACCTGATTTGCACAGCGCGCGGATGGATACATCGCCCTCGTCGCTGAACGTAATCAATACGGCATTGTCACTTACGGCCATTTGGACTGCCATGCAGGTGAGTTGTTCGGTGTGGTCGGTCATGCCTCCTCCATCGCTTTAAGTGCGTGCATCACCGTTGCCCGGTCTCTTGGTGCCGCAAGCGTGTCCAGATACAGCGCAAGCCATGCCTGCACCTGTCGGCTGTGCGCGGCCTCGAATGCCTGGCGCTTCTCGTCCCTGCTGGCTGGGCCTTGGTCTAGCCAATGGTGGCAGCTTGAACACCCGCAGACCGCCCAGTAGTCGTGCGCCTTGATGCTGCGCCCTTTGCCGTGCTTCTGCTCGTTGCTGTGGCAGGCGACAGTCGTAGACCAGTCACCATTGCAGACACCGGGAATCCGCAGCAGGCAGGGTTTGCCTTGGGCCATGCGCAACAGGTGCGAATTGCGGTAGTTAGCCACTCGGCCCATCCAGCGATGCAAACAAGGCGTCTACGGCTTGATGCAGCGCGTCCTTGGCTTTGAGCACTTTTTCGTCCACCTCGCGCACGCCAGTAATCGACGCGTGCACTAGAACTTGGCTTGAAGCAATCAATATGCCCAGCGTCTTGCTGTTCATTACTGCACGATTAAATTCGTCCAAATCTTTCACTTCATCACCTCCCGCGCCTCTTCAATGCTGCGCACGATCTCAACCCGCACGCCTTTGGCAATCAGCAAACGCGCCCATCTCGCCCACCACGCCTGCTGCTCCGGTGTCAGCACGTTGTTTCCGTCCTTCACTTCGAGATACGCCAGCACATCGGTTGCAGGGTTATGTACGAACAGGTCCGGTATGCCGTTGCCCACAGCGCTCAGGTCATCGACAGTGCAGCCGTCTGCGCGTAGGGCATCGCGAATGTCGGCGTGGTTGCGGTCGGTGCGTTTAGCTCTCACTCCCGCTCCTCCACCACTTCAGCCGGTGGCCGCACGCCTTCAATCTGCGCGCAGCCACTGAAATGCAGTGCGATAGATTGGCCGCCTGAAATCTTGCGCAAGCTTTCAACGAATTCCACGCCATCATCCCAATCGGCTACGGCAGCGTGCACGATGGTGTCCGGGCCTATGTGCGCCTCAATCTTCATGTCCAGTCCACTTTCCTCTCAAAGCACTCAAACCGGGGCTTGAGCGGTGCCAGATCGGCATCTTTCATGATCGAGTGCGATGCATTGGCTCTTCGGGCGTCTGCGTGGCACTCTGCAAGGGTCTTGTATGCAGCCACTGGGTGCGGGGCCATCTGCGGATCTGCGGTCAGTACAAGCATCAAGATGAAGTTCATGCCGCTTCCCACCCTTTCACGGTTAGCCCGTTGCTGCGATTACGCCATGTCGTGGGCTTTGCCACGCCGCTTGCCACTAAATCGGCCATGACTTGCGCGGCCAGAGCACTGCCTGTGCCTACGTGTTTCGTCAGCCAGTTTATGGTGATCTTGTCGCCGTTTGCCAGTCTCTCTGCGCATATTGAGTACAGCTCGCGCTTACGGATTACGGCATTGCGGGCGCGGGCTGCTGCGTAGGCGTTGCGTACATTTGGAGGCGCAGGGTTGAAGCCTTGGGCCTGCTGCATGAGGTGGGCTATGGCGAGGCTCATTGCTGCTGCCCCAAAGCCATCAATGCCTGGACTCCGGTTACAACCGCCGCAAAGGCCACAGCCGCCGCAGTTATCAAAACGGTCCACACATACGGCACAAGTGCCCAGTGGTCACGGTCGGGCGCGTGCACTCCAATAGCCCAAAACGGGAACCACAAGGCCCCGAAGAACACAGCCACGCTTGCGGCCAGCTTGATGTAGTGTTTCATTGCTCCTCCGGCTCCGGCTTCGGCTCAGGCGTTGCCCATATCCAGCTCACATCAACCACGCGGTCTGCGAGTTCAATTTCGTCAATGTTGGGTGGGGTCATGCGCTTCCCTTTCGTCCATTTGCCCGCTCAAGTGCGCGCTTGATGATCTGCTGCTTGACCTCCGGTTTTTTCAGGTACTCCACGATTCCCATCCAGTGGTCTGCGGCCTTGTCGTTGCGGTCGCGCATGTCTTCCATGAACCGAATAGCGCGCACCCAAAGCCAAGCGAAACCGAGCAAGCCAACCCACGGAAATAAAACAGCCCATAAGGGCAAAGTGACTACGATCACACCGCCTCCCGCCGTGCATTGCGCCGCTCAATTGCGGCCTTGATGGGTTCTACGTATTTGTGCCCGCGTTCAACAAGGCTGCGCCCAATCTCCACCAAGCGCGGGTCGCGTTTGTCGATCAGCTCGGCAACCGCATTCGCAGCAGCCCATCCCTTCGGCTCGCGCGCCCAGCGCAAGAAATCGTAGCCGGGCTGGGTGTGATCCATTGCGGCGGCCATCTCGCGCACCTTGCCTGCTAGTTCTTGGGCCTTAGCACGGTCCATCGGAGGGGCTGGGAGTGCAGGCGGCTTCGGCGGTTTGTACTGTCGGCAGATTTCGCGGAACTGCAGCGCGGTCGGGGCGTGATCGATCGGCAGATTGGCCAGCCCGTACTTAATGGCCTCTGCGTTTTCGCAGAATCCGCCAAGCACCTCACTCCAGTCGTCCTCCAGCATCTGCGGATCGACGTTGGCGTAGAGGCGTGCAAACCGCTCGCCATAGGTCAGGTGCAGTTTTGCAAGGATTCGCTTTGTCCAGTCCGACGGCAGGCGCTTAAACATCCTTCGCCTCCCACAGGCGCCCACGCATGCCGCAAGGCGTAAACCACTTCCGCCCGCGCTCATTGCGGCAGTCAGTGCTTGAATGAGGCTGCGGAGAAGACAACGCCCAATTGTCCCGAGCGTTCACCTTCGGGTGATAACACATCAACAACCAAGGGCTGTCAGGCGGTGAGCCTGAGTGCCGACAGTCTCGGCAAAAATTGGGCAGTTCCGTCTTAAACATCAATGATCTCCCGCGCGTTCAAATGCTCTTTGAGCCGTGCAATGAAGTTCGGGCGCTCAGAAACCCTGGGAGCAGCCCTCTCTGTGTAATACCCAGCCCATCCCTTCTCTGCACAGATCGCCACAGCCTCGGCGGGCGTTTTCCCGTCGTTTGCAGCATCTCGGCAGAACCGATCCCAGGCGGTTGGGGTCAGAGGCAGACGCTTGGCCTTGCGCGCGCGGAGCCAGTCAGCCCAAGCCTGCTCACTGACGCCCTCAGGGCGTGAAACCGTGGACGATTTTGACCGGCTGCGCTCTACAGCTACAGCGGCGTCCCAGCATCGGCGCAGCCTGCGATCCTCCGCGCTGTCATCCGACGGATGGTACGTCGGGCGCTCTGTTTTCATCCACTCATCAAACGTCATTTTGACCCCGAGAAATCTGTTTGTTAGATCAAGCCCTCTGCATCAACTTTTCACGACTTGCTTTGATTGCCGCCACAAGCTCGCTGTAGTCGCGCGGCTTGGGCTTCGGACGCCCCTGCAGCTCTAGGCGCAAATGTCTTGGGATCACCTTGTTGCCGCGAGCGCTGTTGCAGGGCTTGCAAGCCAAGCGGTAGTTGTCAACCCTGTCTTTGCCGCCCTTGCTTTTAGGCTGCAAATGATCAACAGAAGCCGTGCCTCGCGTTAGCAGGCAAGCGCACATCCAGCATTTTCTCGGCTTTTCTCCCGCAAACTTGCGATCCAAATACTCTTGGGGGCTCATGGTTTCTCCAAAACAAGATCCGCCACTTGTTTGCCCAGACTTCGGCGGCTGACCCTGCTCAACCGTCACTTGTACTGTCTGGCAATGGGTTCTCATCAAACCGCACCGCTTTTATGGTCGGCCTACCCTCAAGCATTGCCCTCATCAGTCGATGCCGCCCATCCATTAACTCGCCGTCCTCGTCTAAGATAATCGGCTTTTCAAGGTCGGCAGACTGGACGGCCTTCATGTGCATGACCATCTCACGCAGAGTGATTTTTTCGTATGTGTAGTACAGGCTCAGATGACTGAGCGGAACATCCATTACAGGCAAGTCTCGCGAAAGCTCAAATAAGCGGGCCACGCTCCAAGAATGACGCCCCAGCGAGCACATTTGTTGATGCGGAGAAAGCCAGTCTTTTATTTTCATCTTTGCGTTAATCAATCTGTTTGTTAAGCCGCTGGGCACGTTCTTCCGAAATGGCAGCGCCGCACAGGGGCTTGCCGGTTAACTATGCGTTAGGCGCTAATCTGCTCGCGCACATCTTCAAGCTCGCGCTCTAGGCGGGCTACCTCAATCTCTAGGTCGGCCACTCTTTCCTCGGCATTCAACGCGCGGGCTATAGCATTCACCAGCGAATCACGCAAAGCGCAGGTCTGAACCTTAATCGCATCGGCGGCAGCAGCCAGTGCCGCGTCAACATGAGGGCATGTCTCTTCGACCATTGCAAACGCTTCTTTTTGTGCGTATCGGTTGTTCGCCATTGTTTCCTCGCTTCTCGTTGCGCGCGCCTAAAATTCCGCTTAATCGGACCGAGTACGGCCAGTTATCTCAGACTTAAGACCCTTCACACGCTCACCGAATGAACGCCCTTCGGCGCAATACCTGCGCATCGTCTACTGGCTTGAAGTCCGCAGTGCGATGGCAAGCGTGATTGAACGGAAATGCGCGGGCACGGCCTACAGGCGTGTTGTCAGCCTTGCAAGTGCCCAAGCCGTAAATGGCCTCTTGGCGGTTGACGCTGGCCCATTGCTGGCACTCAACGCAGGTCATATTTGCTCCATTGTGTCAGCCTGCTTACGCGCTGGTAAGCGCGGCTCGGGGAAGCTGCAAACAGGCTGAGAGAATGGTCCCGGCTGCCCGTGGTACGCGGGCCGGGGCAACGCGGAGACGCTGCACGGGCTACAGAGGAGGTCATTAAAAAATTAAAGGCCGCCGGCATCAGCGCAACGTCCACTAGAGCCGCTTCCAAAGCCGCAACCCTCACCCGAGCCACAGCCATCACCAAAGCCAGAGCCAGAGCCGAATCCGTAGCCCTCACCAGATGATTCACCACAGCCAAAGCCAGAGCCGCAGCCCTCGCCCTCGCCAGACCCGCCGCCGTAGCCGTCGCCGTAGCCGGAGCCGAAGCCAAAGCCGTTAACAAACCGCTTACTTGTACTCACGGATTTGCGCCTCGACGCCGGGGCCAACGGGGATCAACTCACACACGCCGGTCAAGTAAATGAGCGGGTTCATCGAATCCACCTTGCATCCGGCCTGCATCCCGCTTTGCGCCACACCAGACAGCGCAATGCCGTTTTGGGCCTTCCAGCTCCAAAGGCGGCGGGAGTTTTCAAGGATCACATTCTCGCCGTCCACGGACACCACGCGGCCAGCATGGACGCCAGCAGCGTAGCAACGCGCAATGCAGAAAGTGCCGATAAACGGGTGCTTTTCGGTTGTCGGCTTGGCGGCCCCGAACATAGCCAAAATCTGCTTCAGGTCACCCAAGGTGATGTTGTCTGTACTCATGGTTTCTCCTGTCCTTACTTCACTCGAAAAGGCGCGCAGTCTTCATCGGCCTTCAGCTTGCCTTTGGTGATGCGCTCGATCTGCAGTTGCCGCAGCGCAGGCGGTCGGTCAGACCAGCTTCCGCTAATGGTGTGCTGCTTGATGCCGAGGGCTTCCGCCAGCTTCTGCTGGGTGCCGAAAAACTGAATCGCTTGTTGTTTCGTCATTGCGCTATCGTACACACGACCGGCTGTTTGTGCAATTGATTGTCGCAATCGAAATATGCGCTTTGATAGAAAAAACTACTTGACCGGGCCGCCGCACTGGGGTAACTTATGCGCGTCGATGCTGCCACGTCGGAGTCATAGAGCCCTCGCTCATGCGCTTACCCGAAAGGGGAATGGTGTGGCAGCACCAGAGCGCAGCAGCGAGGGCTTTTGCGTTTGAGCGTCAGGGCGCGCACGACAAAGCACATGGGCCTGCATGGGCCGCACCCACGAAACACACGCCAGCCGCTCACCACGGTCTAGGCGGAGCGGCCTGTCTGCGAGGGACCGCACAAGACGCAGGTTCACGGGGTGGTAACCAAGCCTGCATCGATGAATCGCAGCCTCCGGGTTTGCTGGCCTTAGAGATACTAAGGTGGGCAGGGAATGGAGCATGGGCTCCACCCTTGGGGGATCTATTCTCTAAGCAATCCTAGGCTATCGATTCTCAAGTGTTGATTGCAACAATCAATTGCAAGCATCGGAAGTGCGATTACAATACGGTCATTGCAGTAGCAACCACGGAGACGCAATGACCCACCCTCAACTCTCACCCGCTGGACTGGCCATTGTGCGCGAAGCACAACGCCAGCACATCCAGCGCAATGCTGCCCGCCGTGCAGAACGACAGATACAGGAGCACTTCGGCCCGCGTGTGGTTTCGCTTGAGGTGCGCCGTTTCAACTCAGGCCGGAAGGTGACGGTATGAGCAAGTGTCTTGTCGAGATCAAACACCGCTACACGGGTGCAGTGCTGTACGCGCACGAAACCACGGCAGAGCGGCAAGCAAGCGGCATGGCAATGCGCGACGCGCTGGAAGCGGCGTGTAAGGCGCGTGCCGACCTCGCGGATGCCAACCTCGCGCGTGCCAACCTCGCGGATGCCAACCTCGCGGATGCCAACCTCGCGCGTGCCAACCTCGCGGATGCCAACCTCGCGGATGCCGACCTCGTGGGTGCCGACCTCGCGGGTGCCAACCTCGCGCGTGCCGACCTCGTGGGTGCCGACCTCGCGGGTGCCAACCTCGCGCGTGCCAACCTCGCGGATGCCAACCTCGCGGATGCCAACCTCGCGCGTGCCGACCTCGTGGGTGCCGACCTCGTGGGTGCCGACCTCGCGGGTGCCAACCTCGCGCGTGCCGACCTCGTGGGTGCCGACCTCGCGGGTGCCAAAAACGCCGATCTGGTCATTGCGCGCACGCGCATCCTGCCTGATGGTGACTTGATCGGCTGGAAAAAATGCCGCAATGACGTGATCGTCAAGCTGCGCATCCCGGCCGATGCCAAGCGCTCGCACGCTTTTGGCCGCAAGTGCCGTGCTGAGTTCGCCGATGTGCTGGAAATCATTGGCGCAAAAACCGCGATCAGCAAGCACGATGAATCGGTGATTTACGCAGTCGGCCAGCGAGTGACCGCGCATGAATGGTGCGACAACTGGCAGGAAGAGTGTGCAGGCGGCATTCACTTCTTTATTACGCGCGCCGAAGCGGAGGCCTACTGATGACCCTCTCACCCCAAGGCACAGCAGCCATCAAGCAGGCCGTGCAGCAGCACATCGCACGGAACAACGCCCGCCGTACAGAGCGGCAGATACAGGAGCACTTCGGCCCGCGTGTGGTTTCGCTTGAGGTGCGCCGTTTCAACTCAGGCCGGAAGGTGACGGTATGAACAAGTGCATTGTTGAGATCAAGAACCGCTACACGGGTGCAGTGCTGTACACGCACGAAACCACGGCAGAGCGGCAAGCAAGCGGCATGGCAATGCGCGATGCGCTAGAGGCGGCGTGTAAGGCGGATGCCAACCTCGCGGGTGCCTACCTCGCGGATGCCAACCTCGCGGATGCCTACCTCGCGGGTGCCAACCTCGCGGGTGCCTACCTCGCGCGTGCCAACCTCGCGGATGCCTACCTCGCGGGTGCCTACCTCGCGCGTGCCAACCTCGCGGATGCCTACCTCGCGGGTGCCTACCTCGCGCGTGCCAACCTCGCGGATGCCAACCTCGCGGATGCCTACCTCGCGGGTGCCTACCTCGCGGATGCCTACCTCGCGGGTGCCTACCTCGCGGATGCCAACCTCGCGGATGCCTACCTCGCGGGTGCCAACCTCGCGGGTGCCAACCTCGCGGATGCCTACCTCGCGGGTGCCTACCTCGCGGATGCCAACCTCGCGGATGCCGACCTCGTGGGTGCCGACCTCGCGGGTGCCTACCTCGCGGGTGCCAACCTCGCGCGTGCCAACCTCGCGGGTGCCAAAGGCGCTGATCTGGTCATTGCCCGCACGCGCATCCTGCCGGACGGCGATCTGATCGGCTGGAAGAAATGCCGCAATGAAGTGATCGTCAAACTGCGCATCCCGGCCGATGCCAAGCGCTCGCACGCTTTTGGCCGCAAGTGCCGCGCTGAGTTTGCCGATGTGCTGGAAATCATTGGCGCAGAAACCGCGATCAGCCATCACGATGAATCGGTGATTTACGCGGCTGGCCAGCGAGTGACCGCGCATGAATGGTCTGACGATTGGCAACAGGAATGCGCGGGTGGCATCCACTTTTTTATCACTCGCGCCGAAGCGGAGGCTTACCAATGACCCGCCTCTCCGACTTCGCCCATCGTTACACAGTAAGCGGGCATTTCTCGGTGGCTGAACGCATTGAAGAAGCTATCCAGCGCAGTTCTATTGATGCGATTGAGCTAGCGCTGGACGAGGAGGTCTTGCGCGTATGGGACTACCGCCTCGTCGCAAAGCTGCTCAAGGCGTGCGCTGGCGATGGGAATAGCCCCGCTGTTGTGCGCGCACTACATGACCTGCTGAGCGAATCCAACACCGACAAGCTGGACCGGATCGTTGCTGACGAACTACTGAAAGCAGAGGCAGAGCGGGAGTATTCACGTTTTGAGGGGAGCATGCTGTGAGCGGCCAAGACTTCAACAATCGAATCGACCGCGTGATTGCCCGTGTACCGCACGCATTCAAAGGCCCGCGCCTGCACACGGTCAAGGCCGGCCCGGCTGTCTCCCGCTGCGGTGGAGATCCTGACCGCATTGTGTGGCGCGGTGTGATCTTGGCTTGGGTGGCGTTTGCCGTCATTCTGTGGGCGACAAAGTAACGGAGACAACGTGAGCAATCTAGCGACCATTCAAGGCGATATCTACAGCGTTCGCCCTCGGTTTGAAGCTTTGGCCGGTAGCGGCCTAAGCTTTGACCGCGAAGCCGGGTTTGCAGTGCAACTGCTGCAATCCAATGATTACGCCCTGCGCGTTGCGACGGAGAACCGGCAAAGCGTCATCAATGCCGTGACCAATATTGCAGCAATTGGCATCAGCCTGAACCCCGCCAAGCGGCAGGCCTACCTTGTACCTCGTGACGGCAAGATTTGCCTTGACATCAGCTACATGGGGTTGCTTGATCTGGCGATTCAGTCTGGTTCGATCCTTTGGGGGCAAGCGGAGCTTGTGTACGACGCGGACCAGTTTGAGCTAAACGGCTTTGATAAGCCGCCGCTGCACAAACGCGACCCATTCAGCGGCGCTCGTGGGGGCATCAAAGGCGCATACGTTGTGGTCAAGACGCACAGCGGCGACTACCTCACTACCTGCATGAGCTTGGGCGAGATTCACGATATCCGCGACCGGACCAAGGCGTGGAAGGCGTACATCGAAAAGAAGAAGCTCTGCCCGTGGGTGACCGACGAAGGCGAGATGATGAAAAAAACCGTCATCAAGCGCGCCTACAAGCTTTGGCCCAAGACAGACAAGCTGGACAACGCCGTGCATTACCTGAACACAGACGGCGGCGAGGGCCTGCACTTGGAAGAACCCAAGAAGACAGAAGGCCCCAGCGGACCTATCGGGGCAACAACTGGCGCACTCGCAGAGCAGTCCATTGAGGTGCAAAACGTCCTGCGCGATTGGGCAGAGGAAATCGAAGCCGCGTTTCGTCGCACCGATGGCGGGATTGATGAGGCATTCCCCATCTATCAAGCGCGCAAGGCCTCTATGGTGTTTGTGACCGAAGGCGGGCAGACCGAAATAGACGCGCAGCAAGTTGCCGCGCTTTGGAGCCTGCTCCCTTCGGACCTTCGCACCGCAATCAAGCAAGCAGGATCGGCAATCAAGGCCGCAGCAACTGAAACCGCGTAAGGAGCAAGCATGAAGTTCACCCCGTTCCCCAAATTGCCGCGCCTCTCGCGCGAGGTCTTCATTACCGAAAAGATTGACGGCACCAATGCGTCGGTTTACATCGAGCCTGACGACGGCAGTGTGCTTGATCCCACGTTGCCTTGGCTATTCGGTGTCGCCAACGGACCGTATCGAATGCTCGTCGGCAGCCGCACGCGCTGGATCAGACCAAGCGACGACAACCACGGCTTTGCAGCGTGGGCATGGGAAAACGCCGACACACTGGCACAACTTGGCCCCGGTCATCACTTTGGCGAGTGGTGGGGCAAGGGTATTCAGCGGGGCTATGGCCTCAACGAAAAGCGCTTTTCGCTGTTCAACGTCTCACGCTGGACGGAAAACACCCTGCCACCCGGCCTGCATGTCGTGCCCACGCTGCTCCATGCAAGCACGTTCACCACGCCGGATATTGAGCGCGTGCTGGGCGTACTGGCCTCGCACGGCAGCGTTGCCGCGCCAGGATTCCCCCACCCCGAAGGCGTCGTGATCTACCACGTCGCCGCTAACCAATACTTCAAGAAAACGCTAGTCAAGGACGAAGAACCCAAGTCCAAGCATCAAAACAAGGAGCAAGCATGAACGTCTGGACATTTGTAGGCCGCATCGGCAAGGACGCCGAAACCCGATACACCCCCAAGGGCGATGCAGTGTGCTCATTTAGCGTCGCAGTCGATAGCGGTTATGGCGAGAACAAGACCACTACCTGGGCGCGTGTAGCCTTGTTCGGCAAGCGTGCCGAGGCGCTGGCGCAATACCTCACCAAAGGCCAGCAGGTGGCCGTATCGGGTGAAGTGACCCTGCGCCAGTACAAGACCAAAGACGGCACCGAGGGTTCGTCGCTGGAGGTGCGCGCGCAGGACATCACGCTGGTGGGCGGCAAGCAGGAGGCGAAGCAAGAAGCGCCGAAGCCTAAGAAGGATGCGCCTAGCTTTTCGGATATGGACAGTGACATTCCTTTCGCCAATCCCTATCGCGGGAATCTTGCCTATGTTGTCTAAGCGCTGCTCAAAGTGTGGCGCGGTTAAACCGCTGTTTGACTTTTACAAAGACCGGCAGAAGTCAGACGGTCACTCAAGAAGGTGCAAGCTTTGTATAAATGAATATTTTGAAGCCTACAGAAAAGAAAAGGCAGAGCAAATAAAAGCCTACCAAGCGGTTTACACAAAAACAGATCAAGGCAAAGCCGCCCACAAAAAAGCAACGCAACGCAGCAAACAAAAGCACCCGCATCGCATTGCGGCCCGAAGTGCGATTAACAACGCCATTATTAGCGGAGCCGTCAAGCGGCAGCCTTGCTTTTGCTGCGGGAGCGAAGATTCTCAGGCACATCATGCAGACTATGAAAATTATTTGGGCGTTACGTGGTTGTGCGCACAACACCACAGACAGGCACACAAAGAACATCGGCAATATCAAAAAGAGTGCGCCAAATGAGAACGCCAAAGTGCTTTGTGTTGCTTGATGACTCTAGGCGGCAAAGAGCAATTGATTCTGTTCTTTCCGCCCCGGACGGGTGGATTGTTTCCATCAACGAACGAGGCCGAACGGTCCCACAAAATTCAAAATTGCACGCGCTGCTGACCGACGTAGGCGAGGCCATCGGCTGGAAATTCAACGGGCAGACCGTGGACCTTGATGACATCAAGACCATTTTTGTGGCAGCCTATCGCAAAGCCCAACAAAAGGAGATGCGCATGCTAGTCGGAATTGACGGACAGCCCGTGCTGTGCAACTGGCGCTCGCGTGACTTGCTGAAGCACGAAATGAGCGAGCTGATTGAATACATCAACGCCTGGTATGCGGAGAACGTATGACGGACATGGACAAGATTGTTCAGGCGCTGGAGATGGCGCGGCGCGTTGTTGAATATGACGCGGATTGCTATGCACCTGAAAAGCTTGACGCTGCCATCTGCGCCGCCCGCCGACTCGCGGAGCAGCAGCCGGTGGGCATGGCCGATCTACAGAAGCAGCTTGAAGACACCAAGCAATCGCTTGCGTTCTACAAGGGCCGCTGCGATGCGCTCCAAGCCTGCCAAAGCACCATGCGCGACCCAGAGCGCACGATGGTCTGCGACATTCTCGCAAACGGCTCACTGCTGATGGACGGCAAAGGCTGGCTGGCTGCTGAGCGATACGCGGAGCGATACCCCCAGCCCGCAGCGCCGGTCGCGGAGGTGCCGGATGGGGTCTGGGAGGCGCTTCAGCGGATGATCGAAGACGGCTTGGGGCGCGGGCAGGCCAGCCGAGAAGACGCCCTGACGGTCGCGCGCTACCGTGACCGTGTGCTGCTCCTTCGTGGGCTACCCGTCGCAGCCCCGCAGCCCGCAGCGCCGGTCGCGGAGGTGCCCGAGTTCATGATTCGAGAGGTCAAGAGAGCAATTGCTTCGGCTGAATTTCCGCAAGGAATGAGCGTGCATGACGGCAAGGCGCGCATTGGAGCAGACATTCTGCGCCGCCTACTTGCGCTGGCCGCAGCCCCGCAGCCCGCGCAGGCGGTGGCGCTGTCGGATGCGAGCGAGGCCCGAAGCGAGTTGCGATGCTGGCTTGAAGCATTCAGGGCAATTCGAGAAGCAACTGGCACGCAGGGGCAGGACGTGTCGGCCACGGTTTCGGCGGTAACTGACGCGCTGAATAACGTCGTGCGTTTCATCGGCGTTGACCCGCTCGCGCCTACGAAGGGTGCGGCGTTGCCGATGATCCCCGATAGCTGGCGCTTTGGGTTCAGCAAAACGGATAGCGGGTTGCAGTTTTGCTTGGACGATAACGGCCCGTTTGTGGCCTGGGACTCGGTGAAAGACACGCTCGCCGCAGCCCCGCAGCCCGCGCAGGCGGTGGCGATGTCGGATCACGAGCTTGAACGTCTGACAGGAGAGCCGCACGTTGATGGATGGCCTCTGTATAGCGGGCTGCCGCCGCCCGCGCAGTCCGAGAAGCTGTCAGATGAAGAGCGCGCCGAACTGAACCGCCTGCGCGCACTGGTGAACACGCCAGAGCTTCACGACTTTGCCCGCGCCGTGGTGCTTGAAGCCGCCCACCAGCGCGAGCGATGGGGTTCTGAGCATGACGCAGGCAAAGAGCCGCAAGACTGGTTCTGGCTGCTTGGCTATTTGGGCGGCAAGGCGCTGGCTGCGCACGCGGCAGGGAACACCGAGAAGGCGCTGCACCACACAATCAGCAGCGCCGCCGCGCTGGCTAACTGGCATGCGGCAATCAGCGGTTCGCACACGGCAATGCGGCCGGGTATCGACCCAGAAGCACGCGGCATCACGTAGAAGGGAGAGCAGCAATGCGCCGCCTAATCACCCTGGCAGCTTACGCCGAACTCTACCCCGAATGGACCGAGCACATGTTGCACAAGCGCTCAGCAGAGCCGGGATTCCCCAAGCCGCACCCGCTGAGAAAGAGGCCGAAGATGTACTGGCTGGATGAGTTGGAGTGCTGGTTTGGGTATGTGAGGGAGGCGGCGTAGTTCTGCCCTAGCAGAAAATTTGTAACAGCGGCGGATGAGCCCTTGACGTTACCGGTAACGCGATCTATGATTCATCCATCAACAGCGTAACCGGAGAAACAAATGCAAATCACCAAGCTCACAATGACGATTTTTGGTAAGCGCGGCTTTGTGTATCGCGTTGAAGACGCAAACGGCGAAGTTCTCAAGGTATGCGCTACGTTGTCTGAGGCCCAACAGTGGATGGCGCAGCAATGAACCCGCAAAAGAATGCAGACAAAGAAGCGCGCCGCCTAGTGCGGCTTGCCTATAAAACAGGCGGGTCTGTGCCCTACAGCCTGCGTAGGCTGCTAGACCTTGGCTTTAGCCTAAAAGTCGTGCGAGCTGTTTATAGGGAGGTGACGTGACAACATCAGCCTTTAGAGTCGCAGCCCTGCGCCAGCGTCGGGCCGATGCGGGCCTTGTGCGGGTTGAACTGTGGGCCACACCCGAACACGCCGAGCGCATCAAGAAATACGCTCAGCGCTTGGCTAATCGCGCTGCCACCTGTGCCGCCGTCTCCCGGTAGTACCGCTGCTGAAGGATGCGGGTTTTTAGGCGATGAGCGGCTTTCGCGCGGCTTGACTTCTGGGGGATTATCGCTCATGCTGTGTGGGTCACGCCACTGACAGCAGTATCCGTGGCGGGTTCCGCTACCGACCCACCCCCGTAAGGGGTGACCTCACGCATGGCGGTTGCAAGCAACGAGAGCGCTTGCCGCTGTCGCCCATCTCGGGGCAACAAAGACGCAGGCTAGGCCCATCCGGGCCGAAACAGCCGCCAGTCGTGAGGGGAGCGCGCAGGCTGTGCGCGAACCTGCGGGCAATGCGCACCACCCCGCCCAAAATGCACACCAGCCTCCGACGAATACACACCGGCCCCCTCACCTTTACGGGCAGCAGTTCCAAAGCTACTGAGTGCGGTTCCATAAGCCGCCCCCGATTTTGTACAGTTTTTTGCCCTGTCCATTTTTAGTGAACACGGCGGAAAAATGAACGCTACTGCCGATTGCGCAGGAACGTCAGGTAGTCGGCTGCGGCTTCGTGGTCCCAGAATGGCTTCACGCGCTCAGCCTCAACTCTGGAATATGGGTCTAGCACCAAAGACACGCTTGGTGCGGCGCGCTGGGGCCGGAAATTCCGCTCTTTCGCAAAATCGTCAATGACCTTGTAGCCGCTGACTCGGAGCATCCAGTGGCAAACGCCATCAATGGACGGGACCATCCCAACTCCGTCCACGTGTTTGTGGCCTGCAATGAGTACATGGTCACGATGGCCCCACAGCGTCTCTTTTCTCAAGCCGTGCACGGGGTTAAATTGGCTGTCCCCTGGGAAATCATGGCGCGCATGAATGCGGATTTCTTCTCCGTTAGGCCAGCGCAGCGCCATGCGCACACCGTGGGCTTGCGTAACGCCGCCCAGATTGCGCGTCAGCAGGCCAAGAATGTCTGCACCGTTATTCCATAAGTCGTGGTTGCCCAGCACAAAGAAAAGCGTCGGGGCGGCCTCAAGCATCCATTCGGTGAGGCGCACGCCTTCTGCAAACGTGGTGGACTGGTTTGCGTAAAGCTTTTGCAGACGACCCACCCACGAATTGGTAACGTCCCCCAGATGCCCCGCATACATGCCGGGCGTGCGTCGGATCACCTCTAGGTCAGCTTCTAGCTGCTCGATGTCGCAGTAGTTGTCATCGACGTGAGGATCGCCAATCGCCATCACACAGATGGGCTTTGTTTCTTTCACCTGCACCGGGATCAGGCCCGCCCATGCGTCGTGCTCTTTGGCCCTCCTCATGAACTGCTTTTTGCGGTCTAGGATGGCCTCGATGGGCTCGTCCGTGACGGGCGATGCGGTGACCTGTATCTCTTGGGCTACATCGCGCACCACTGGCACCCGGCTGCGTCCGTTTAACCAGTCGCTTAGGGTCCTGCGCGGCACCCCTATCTTTGCTGCGTAATCGCTCACTGTGCCGCCCGCTGCTCGGTGGGCGTCATAGTCAGCAATCAAATCGTTGATTTCTTGGGGCGTTCGGACGCGGGTTCGTGTCATTTGGCGGTCACCATAAATTGATGAAGCAGGTTGCCGAACGCATCAACCTCGCGCTCGTCGTGCTGAGTTTCCCCGGCACTAAATTTGATGGCGTGAATCAGTTCATGAAAGAACGTCGCCTCGCGCATCTGTCGGGGCAGGCCCTTGCGCAGCCGGATCGTTGCAGCCTCAAGGTCGCAGTGGCCGTATTCGGCAAGCCCCTCGGTGTCCACGACCCGCTAAGTTGTCCCGGCAAGTTGGAACGATTCAGGCACGCTTACCGCCTGTTTTGCTTTGCGGCACATTCGCCATACATCCCGATCACGGTTAGCGCCCACTGGCGCAGGTCGCCTGTCAGCTCAGGGAGCGGCGGGCACGGCTGGGTTAAAGCCTGCTGCGGCATTGGCGGCTCGGACGGCTTCGTTAACGTCGAGCACCCCGTCACCGTTAAGACAAGCGCCCAAATTGCTGTCAACTGCACTATTTGCAGCGTTTTGTGAATGTGTAGATGCATTAGGCTTCGATCGCAGTCTGTTGATGGTCTGCTGTAGGGTCTGCTGCGCGGCTAGGGCATCAGCGGCCTTTTGTGCTTCTGCTTTTGCTTGCATATTGAACGTCTCGCGTTCAGTTTGCAAGCGTGCCAGCTCTCGGCTATCGGTCACCTTCTTGTGCAGCCACACGCCGGAACCCATGCCGAACAGGAACACGGCGGCGACGAGAGCAAGGCGAACTAGGATGCCGTGCATGTATCAAGAATCCCGTTTTGCTTTACAGGTCGCATTACTTGTGCATAAGTAATGTGAAAAATTAAGCACATCACGCACCGTAGAGCTGTGCTTCGGCAGCACGCCTGCGCACCAGACCGGCCAGCACCTTGCCCCCGGCCTTGTTCCACAGAGCGAAGGCGTCTCGCGCCTGGTTGAAGTTGCCCGCGTTGTGGTGGCGCAAAACACTGGAGCGCCGGAAGGCACCTAAGCCGATGTTGAATGCAAGCGCCGTCATGGCGGCAAGCTGGTTGTCTGTCGGCTTGCGGGTGCAGAGCTTTGCCACGCCCTCGGCGAACTCGTTGACCTCTTTGGCAAGGCGCACATCGGCCTCGGCACGGGTCATGGTGTCGCCGGGTTTCACGCCTTTGGTGAAGCCGTAGCCAATTGTCCATACGTCGGCAGGGCACTTGTAGGCGGTGTCGCGGAAGCCTTCAAAGTGCTTGATAAGCTCAAGCCCCGCGCGGTTAATCACTCTTCAACCCCAGCGGCCTTGGCAACCCGTGCCGCGCCCTTATCGTGGATGATCTTTCTCAGCTTGGCTAGCGCGCCAAACGCACCCCAAGACAGCGCGCCCACAAGGAAATAGACCGGGGCCGCCCACTCCCAATAGCCCACAGCATCAACCTTTGTGAGGTCTACCCAGGCGGCCCAAGCATCCAGCGCACGCACCGCCGCGCCGCCGAAGAATAGGGAACCGGTTGAGGCTGCGAGCGCTTGGAAGAACATTTCTTTGCGGCTAGCCGGTGGGTCAAACGCGGCCATAGCAAGCGCACCAATTGCGCCCGCGCCGATTGCAACAGCGGCTTTGGACAACAAGCCCGCCTTGTAGGCGGCAATCCCGGCTGCTGCGCCGGTTGTGGGTTCGGACATGCTCATAGCCTTTAGGACGACCAGCGGTTGAAAACGACGCGCCCATTGATCGGGGCACTACGGCCTGCCGGGATTGCGGCAATGGTGAAGGTGTTGCCTGCAAGTGCAGAAACCGTGGTCCAGTGCGTGGTCTGGTTGTCAAGCAGGATGCCCACAATGTCACCGTTTGCCAAACCCGTGCCGCTTGCCACCGTGGCCGACGTTGCGCCCGCACTCAGGGCAGCCGTGAGCGTGGATTCCTGAGCGCGAGTGCAGAAGCGCATCACCCTGGTCACGCGGTCATAGATCGCCGTCCCCTGCTGCACATAGCCACGGGTCGGTGCGCCGTCAATAGTCAGGAACTGATAGCGCCGGGCGGCTTCGCCCTCGGTGCGGCCTCGGTTCATCGCTTGGGAATAAACCGACGCGCTGAAGTAGCGCACGAATCCCGCAGAAGACAGGTATCCACCAATGCGCACAAACGCCACTTCGCTGCGCCGGATCGAACCCGGCCGCATCTGCGCGGCACTTAGCGCACCCGCCGAGGTGTAGAAGCCGTAGGTAGCGTCCAGCGTCGTGAGGTCGGTTTGCTGGTAGTACGCGCCGCCCCCGCTTTCGCTGGTGAGCGGGCGCATTTGAGAATCCAGCACGTACACAGCCGGGCGCAGGATGCTGCCATCAAAGTCCACATCCCACACAATCACATCGCCCAGCTGGACGGGAATCGGGTCACTCAGGGCGATGAACTCAAAGGTCGGTGGCGTGAAGCCCAGCAAGCTCGGCGTGAGCAATGCAGGCCCGCCGTTGACGAACAGGCCGTTCGTGGCCGGGGAGATGCGCGGGTCAGCAGCCGCCGAGCTGGTCGCTGTGCCCACAATGCCGGAGTTGGGTCCGACTGCAAACGCCTGCGTCTTGTGGAACTGCGTCGCGGCCTCGCTCGTGACCATGTTGCCGCGCCCGGAATCGCTTACGGGAATGGCAATGCGGAACTGATCCTCGGGCGATCCGGCACCGCTCCACGTAAACATCACCGTATTGCTGAAGCTCGTGCTGTTGAATGTGATGCCCGGCGATGCGCTGACTGTCTCAAAGCGCACACCGTAGATTTGGTTCATGGAAGTGTTGGTGAACGTCAGCGAGACATTCGATCCTTCCATGCAGGGGTGAAAAATCTTGTTGTGGTTGTGACCGTAGCCCACGCCCACGATGGACAGCCGCTCGATGCGGTCGGCATAGATGAAGTTCTCGTTCACGTAGGACAAGGCCACGCCGCTGTCCGTCATGCCGAGCAGGGTGACGGCACCCGTAAGGCGGAATTGGTTGTAGCTGACGGCCCGGTTTTCGCTCACGCCCGCGTCTGCATAGAGCTGCAGGAAGTTGCAGGAGCCGACCGAGACGAAGGATTCAGACAGGCCCGTGACACGAAGCACAGGCTGCGCTGGGGGAGCCGCAAACAGGCTGCCGCCATTGGTCACATTGTCAAACTCGATGCGCCCGCCGCCAGAGTTGAAGAACCCGCCGACAGTCACCGTGCCCGTGGGGATCACAATGGGCGACTCGAACCGGATGTATTTGATACCGGTCAGGTCCGTGGATGCGCTCAGGCGTACCGTGAAGCCGCGTGGGCAGTAGAGCATCTTGCCGGTGGCGCGGGCCTCTGCGGCTGCGGCCAAGACGGCAGAACGATCATCTGTAACGCCATTGCCAGTAAAGCCCGTGGCATCCGTCACGCTAATGGCTTCACGTAGCTTATCTTCAACATCCTGAGCCCGCATGCCCGCGCCAGATTGAATAAAACCAACACGGGCCGAACCACCAGTAGCGGCGAGGTCAGTGCGCAGTGCAGAGCCATCGCCCTGCACGCCGTCCACCGTCCAGATTAAATTGTTGGCGGAGTCGCGCAGCGTAACCTTGTACGCGCCATCCCAGAAGATGGTGGCGCGGCCTGCGCTGTCCAGCGTGAGCGGATTGGCAAGCGGTACGGTGCCCGCTGCGTCGGCAAAGATCGCCTTGAGGGTGTTTGTGCCCGCTGCATCGGCGCGCAACGTACCCCCCGCAAGCGGGTTGCCTGCATTGTCAAAGAACTGGTTGGAGCCTTGCGGGAGTACGGTTGCCATAAGCCTGCCTTTTAGACAGGTTGAATGGTCACGCGACGAGGCCTAGCAAAGACGCGCTCAAGCGTCTAGCGTTTTTTCAAAAGGGGCTTAGGATGACGGCATGGATTCTGCATACGTCACCGCGCTGGCTATTGCTGTTGCGCCGATTATCTGGTTTGTGCTGCGCGTAACTGCCCGGTGCGTCTATGTCACCGGGCTTTGGCTATCGGCCAATCTGCTGCGCCGTCAAAGCCCCCGCCGCTGGAAGGAATGTTTCCGCGACGTTCGGCAGACTTTGGATAAGCGGTGACTGGTTCATCAGCGCATTGCGTGTCGCTGCGGACGAAAGCAGCGCATTAGAGCCGCGCCCCACGGTCAGCCCCATGCCGCCCGCAGTCAGCGCAGTCATTGGATCAATTGCGCCACCGGCAAACAACCCGCCAAGCACCCCGGCGCGTTGAGCTGTGCCAGAATCTCCCACGCGGCCTTTCAGGAACTGTCCGGCAATATCAGATAGCTCCGATAGATCATCGCCACGAATGCGACCCTTGGCCTGTGCAAGCCGCGCTGCAGATAGATCGCCCTCGGCTCCAGCGGGCACCAGCTTTTGCAGCTCGCGCATGTTGCCCCATTGCTGGCGAGTTGTCGCAAACTTGGCCGCATCTTGCGGGCCTAGAGAGCGATTCAGCGCGGCCAGCAGGCTGTCGCGCATTTCGCGGGCAGACGCGGCCAGCGTGGTGTCGTTGCTGTTGCCCAAGCGGTCCAGCATTTTTTTGATGTTGTAGGCGGCTTGGCCGTCAATCTCGCCCGCTTGGTTGACTTTGGAAAGCAGGTTGTTTACTTGCTTACCGATCACGCCCGCTTGCGCGTCAGTCATCAGGCTTGCAGCGTCAGCCTGAATCCGCGTCAGGTCGGCCATCAGCGCGTTGTCTGCCTTAACTGGCGTCGTTGAAAGCACGCGGTCAAACTCGGAGCCAAGGCGCTTTTCAGCCTGCGCCACGGCCTGCACGACGTTATCGGTGTTCTCGCCGACGGTACGCGATACAGCCGTATTGAACGCCTTTTGCTGGGCCTCGCGGGTTGCGCCCTTGCCGCTGAACGGCACGTAGTCTAACGCAGCAGACAGCGCATTCAGTGGTTTGCTGTTCACCAGTTGATCGGCATAAACAGGGATGCCCTGCGCCTCTGCACGCTGCGCAAGCCCCCGCACAGCCGGAGACACGGCATTGCTCAAGGCGTTGACGCCGCGTCCAATGCCAGAGGCCACAACTTGACCCGCCGCGCCACCTAGCGCGCCCAGCCCGGCCGCTTGCGCGCGGCTGTCTTCCGTCGCTACAGGTTGCAGCGAGGCAAACGCTGCGCCTTGTGCTGCGGGTACGGCCAACCGCCCTACAACAGGCGCGGCACGCACGGTGTTACTCAGCGCGCCCAACGTAGACGCCACCTTCGGCGCAGCACCGGCCGCACCTACGCCGGTTGCAAACTGCGCGGCTTGTCCTACCACGTTGCCCACAATGCCGCCGCCCGTGCTCATTAGCGGAGCATCATCCACCTTGGCCTGATTGATTGCGGCTTGCGTCGCGGCTTGAGATTCCGCCGCCGTGGGCATGCCCGCCGCTCGCGACAAGCTGCCGCTTGGGTTGAACGTGCGCTCAAGCGCGGCCGCCGGAATGTCTAATAGCTGCTTGATGCCGCGCCCAGTGTCCACAAACGCCTTGCCAAAACCGGCAACCGTGTTTTCTAGGAATGATCCGGTCGGGGCGTAAGTTTTGCGGTCGGCGTCTTGCTGGGCTTTCACCTTTTGCGCGCGGCCGTCATCCACCACCGGGGCAGACGCCCAAGCGGGAGAGCCACCCTGTACTGCTGGCGCATCTTGCCACTTAGCCATTACGGCTTCCTCCGCTGCACCCCGTCAGGGCCAACAAACACTGCGCCCGATGGCAGCCTGTCGTAGTCCGCATCGTTTGCGACCCGCGCCACATCCGCACGGGACTTCTTCTCTGCTTCGCGGCCAACCGGCGTAAAGATGTTTTCGGGGTTGAGCCCACGACGCTGAGCAACGGTCTGGTAGGTCTGCTGAGCACCCGTGTACTGCTGCTCAAACGACGCAATGCGCCCCTCGGCCTCGGTCAGGATTTGGCGCTTCGTTTCCGGCGTCAAACGCCCACCGCCCGCAAGGCGCTGCGCTTGGCTCTTCAGCCATTCAGGGATCGCTTGGCTGTTGGCAATCGTGGCGTACTCGCCTTCGCGTACAACGCTGGTCGGGTCGTACAGCTTGGCAAGGCCATAGATCAGGTTGATGTCGGCCTGCGAGTTGTTGCGCGTCGCTGCGTCTCGAACGGCAGCAAAAGCCGGGAAGGCGGCTTTCAGGTTCTTGACTTCGGGTAGATCGGCAAACTCCTTGCGCAAAGCCGTTTCGTTCTCTGCCACCTTGCCGCCGCGCGCAATGGTGTTGGCTTCGCGAGCTCGCTCATTGGTCATGTTCTGCCCGCGCATTGTCACGTTGGCTTGCAGTTGCGCATCTGGGCTGACCGTGTTGCGCACGCTGCCCGTAACGCGCGGCTGCCCGGTCAGCGGGTCAATTGCCAGCGTGTCAGTTGTCGCGCCCGTGTTGCGGGTTTGAATCTGCGGCAGCAGCTTATCCGCCGTCAGCGCATGGCCTGCCGCCCAAGCCTTTACCTGCTCGGGGGTCGTGAGCTGTAGCAGCTTCTGCCGCTCTTCGGTCATAGGCGTGCCCGTCAAGCGCTCAAACGCGTCAATGGCGAGCGTGGCATTTTGCGGCGTCGGGTTTGCCATGACGCCCTGAGACAAAAACTTCATGGCGTCTAGCTGCTTGCCTAGCGTTTCGGCACGCTTGCTGCCAACTTCCGCTTCGGTCTTCTTGCGGTTCAGAATGCCAGTTTCCAGCTTGTCGGCTTCATCAAAGAACCCGCCCTGACGCAGCGCGCCGATGCGCTGATCGTCGGTCGCGTCGCCCGGCAGACCGGCAATCGTGTTGCGCAGCCGGTTTTGCCGCTCCATCTGGCCTTGACGTTCTTGCATAGCCAAGGCGTTCATCTGGCCTTGCTGCCTCGCGCTTTGGAGCGCAAGCGCGTTGTTCATGATGCCGCCCAAGTCCACGGGCTGCACCCCGGCACCGGCGCGCAGGGGGATGCTTGCGTCAATTGTCGCCATTAGCGGAAACCTCCGGACAGGAAGGCCGTGAGCAGGTTGTTTTGCGCGTTATTGAAGGCGTTGCCCCAAGCGTTAGCAGAACCAATGCGGCCTGCGGCTTGTGCGTTACCTGCGCCGATGATGTTGCCCGCCGTGGCGCTGCCAAGCTGAGAGCGGTCTGCGTTGACGCTCTGGGTGGCCGTTTGACCCACACCAGACAGCGAGGCCAGCCGGTTGAAGCGGTTGGTCTGGTCGTTGTTGAAGCGGTTGTAGGCGCTGCCGAACTCCTGCGACGCAAGGTCAGAATTGAACCGATGAAGCTCGCGCAGAGCCTGCCCGCTGTTGAAGCGACCACGGGCTAGGGCGTTGCGGTTGATAGCGGTTTCGCCTTGATTCAGGCGGAAATTCATACCCGGATCGGCCTGAAAATCCGACGCGCCAAAAGAGCGCATCAAATCGCCATAGCCGGTTGGCTGGCCGCCGGGTTGGGCGGCTTGGGGTGAGCCTTCCGGGCCGTTGGTCAGCATGTTGCGGGTCATCCATGGGAAGCGACTATTGCGCACCTCCGATGAACCTCGCGCTTGTGCGTCTGCTGCGTTTAGCCCTGGCGAGTTTCCACCGCCCACCCCAAGCCCCCAAAGCAATGCATTGAGGCCCTGCACACCAGCGTTGCGCCACGGCTCCATGTCCGTGCGGTTCTGGTTGAACATCTCCAGCATGGCCGCATTAGCGTCTCGCGCGGACTGCGCCTGCGTGTTTGCGGCGCTGCGCGATGCGCGGCTGTTCAGGTAGCCACCGACAAGGCCGTCACCTACTGATCCGAAAATTGACATGCTGGCTCCATCGTGTAAACCGTCACTGCGCCGCGTTCAGCAACGGGCATAAACCCAAGCCGCTGCACAAAATCGTGGCTTTTGGTGTTGCCGCTTTCAACTACGGTCACAAGCCACCCGTGCTTGTCCAGCAGCCCCGCAAAAAGCTCGGTCAGCACCTTGCGCGAGGCCCATCGGCGCTGTTTGGCGGGATGCACTGCAATGTGCACCTCACGCCCGCGCTCAATCACCACGACACCCGGCCGAAACTCGTACAGCTCAAACCCGCTCAAGTGCTCGTCAAGGTCAACGCCAGCTTTAGCGAACTGATCGCCTAGCGTGAGACGAATGACCTCTAAACACTTTTCACGGCTCATAGCCCATCATCCAAGGGCTGCCGCGCTGCTTCACGCGCTCAAGCGTCTACTGCACTAGCTGGTTCACTTCGGGGATGTTTTCGGCACCGGGCAGGCCCGCATCGATGGACACTTGACGGCTTGCGTTGATGGCCTGCGCGGCTGCGGCTGCGGTTTGGTTGGCCTGAGTGACGCTCACCGCAACCTGCTCCGTTGTCGCGGCGACGTTTTGGACATTGGTTGCCACGTCCACCACCGTAGGGCCGTTGATGCCCCCTAATCGGCGGTTGCTGATCTCGTCCATGGCCCTGTACCACTGGTCATCAATCATGACGGGCAGTCGCTGGTCGCCCACCATGACATAGCCCACCGGAACGCGCACCGGAGGCAGCCATGCTTGCGAGCGCGACGATTCATTGCCCGTGTTCGCGGTCTGATACGGGCCGAAGATGCCCGCCCCGCCCCGAAGGTTGGCCGTGGCGCGAGCAGATGCAGACGCGGACGATGTGACCCGCCCACCCCCGCGTACAGCGCCCGTGCCGTTTGCCATTTACAGCCTCAACTCAAAGGTAGCGGCGGTGAGGGTGTGCGTGCCTTGCGCGGCATACACCTGCTCGGTAATGCTGGAGACAAGGCACGTAGAAGTGCCTGCGCTGGTCAGGTCAATAGCCGCGCCGCCCGACGTTGCGGACACTTGGAAGTCATCCGTGTTCGCGTTAATCACAAAATAGACCGTACCCTCCACCAGCGGAGCCGGAAGGCCGCCGTTGTAGAACACGACTTTCTGCCCGTTGGCCCAGCCGTGTGCGGGGCATTGGATGCGGTCGGTGGACACGACAGCGACGAACTCTTTCGGGTTGCCGTCATTGGGCGTGCAGCCGAGAAACGTGGCTCCGTTCCAGAAGCCGAACCACCGCACAGTCGTGGCGGGGACGTCAAAGTTCACAGCCGCCGTCAGGGTTCGAACCTCACCAGAAGCCGCCCCGACCGTGATTGCGCGGCGCGCATAGGCCGGAGCGCCGCCAGACACCTCAGAGGCCCCGGTCTGCCCCGGAAATGCGGTGTGCAGGCTGCATTGGCCGAACGTCAGTGCGTCCAGCATGGTGTTTTTGGCGTTAGTGGTGAACATCAGGAAGTCCCTGTTTCAAAATCAATGCTTGCTCCGACAATCGGGGCAAAAGTGTTGTCTGTCACTGTGACCTCAAACACGCCATCACGCATCTTGCCGTGTCGATGCCAATAGCAGCGGGTGCGGTATTGGCCGGTCAGGCCCAAAGACACGGTGCGCTGGTTGCCCCACGTCCTGCCGCCGTCTTTGGAGACTCGAAGACCCACCACAGGCGATACATTCAGCGGGGCGTTTCCAGTGTCAAAGTACGCCTCAAACCGCTGCACGTAGTTGTTCCGGTTCTGCGCGAACACATGGGGGGCCGAGCGGATGCGGACAATCTCCCGGCCCAAATCCGTGTAGAAGTCCAGCTTCCATGCGGCAAGCGTGGCGCGGTCACGCAGGCCGACGAAGTGCTGCCCGCTCAAAAGGGCATGGCAGCGAGCCAAATGGTGCTCAAGCTGGCCGGACGCATTCAAATAGGCGCGTTCATGCCATGCTTGGGTCGTGATGTCATAGACCCACGTCTTACCGGCACTGGGGAAGGTCACCACGTAGTAAGCGTGCCCGGCTTGCTGGTAGCAGAAGCCGTAGCTGTCATCAATGCGGGGGTAGGTCTCAATCTCCGCGCCAATGGCGGGCGTGCTGATGACTTGGGGTTGATAGCCCTGAATGCGCCAGATCATCCCCTCGCCTTTGTCGTTGGACCCGACCATGTAGATTGAGCCGTCCATCTTGGCGACAGACGCGCGCGACGCGGTGCCGTGCTCAATGAATGCACCTTGAATGCGGTCAAACGGGCCATCTACGCCGCCCGTGTTCGTCCACACCTCTGTGGTTCGCTGGCCGATCAGGAAAAGTTCCCGGTAGTCAGCCAGAACGCACACCAGCGGGTCAGGCGCGCCTTCCTTGCTGTAGAAGTCCAGCGCGGCCCAGCTTGAGGGGTCAAAAGGCGCGGAGTAGTACCATCTTTGTGTACCGACCTCGCTAGCCACAAAATAGCCGTTCAGGCTCGTTACCGTGCCGGGCGTAAACGGCAGCGACGGGATAAACGCCGTCCAGTCCCCTAGGTTGATACCCAGCGCAGCGCCACCAGAAACCACTATCGCCCGGTCGCCAGCCACGGCAATGTATGCGTCGTCTCCGGGCGTGATGCTGCCGATCTGCACTGCAGGGATGCCCAGCCGATAGCGCCACACCTTGCCGTTAGCCACAGCAATGATGCTGTCGCCATAGGTTTCCGTTGCAAGAACGCTGCCCGCAGTATCTAGCTGCGCCCACTCAATCAGGCCGGGCGTGGGATAGAGCACATTCCCCTTCTCGGGGTCTGCCTCAAGGTAGTAATTCACGCAGCGCTGCGCGCTCGCCTTGACGCTGCGAGCCTCATACGCCGGGCCACAGAAGCCGGGGAAGTCCATCAATACCCTCGCAGGAAGTCAACAAGGGTCATCATTTCCGGCTTCACGCCGTACTCGAATTTCAGCTTCGGCTGCGCCAAGTTCGTGGACTTCATTGCGGCCCGCGCTTCTCGCGCCATGCGGGCAAGGTCCGGCGTGATCGGTCGGCCATACTCGGCGCAGATGCGCTCGGCTAGGCTGTAGACAATGGCATCGTCATAGCCGCTGGGGAAGCTGGCCGTCGTGTCCAGCGTGGCAAAGCTCGAAAACTCCGCCTTGTAGCCAATGACAAGCTGCGTATTGCCAATCGGCAGCGGCCACAGGTTCACGGTGCCCGCAATGGGGCCGTAGTTGTACCAGCTATAACCCGGATAGGTGTTTCCAAGTTGCTTGAGCTGGATTTCTGCAAATTCAGGCGCGGTGATCTGCTTAATGGGCAAATCCAGCGGCTGTTGCGGGTTGGTGAGCACCCGCAAGAACATGTAGTTAAAAGAGATCGGCGGAGGCGAAACGTTGAAGTTCTGCCCCGCGCCAATCGTGTACACGCCCTGCCCTGCCGTCAGGTTGAACGCAAGCTGTTCCTGGTCGTGCAGGTTGATGTTGCTTGTTTCCCAGCTATCCAACATGCCGTTGAGCATGTCCAGCCCGGCCTGCGCGTCCTCCGCGCTCGGGGTTTCACCCGCAGCGGTGATCTGCGCAATGCGTAGGGCTCGCTCAATGAAGCGGCGTGCGGAGCTGGTAACAGACATTATTCGGCCTTCGGCGGGCGTCCGCGACGCTTGGGAGCTTCCTCTGCGTCAGGGAACCATTCTTTGAGCTGTGCAAGCTCTTCTGCTTCGTCGTTGACGATGGCGTATTGCTTCGGGTCTGCGCTCGGCTCGCCCTTGTAAATCATCTTGGGGTAGTCCATAGACACCTCAAAAAGCGGGGAGCCGAAGCCCCCCGCAGTTCACTTAGGCCACCAGCTTGCAGGCCAGTTCGGGGTAGGTCGCAGCCCACCCGTACAGCACGTCAAGACGAGTGACGTTGCGGTCGTTCAGGCCGTCGTAGAAGGTCACAACCTTGATGGTCATGCCCTTGTACGTTTCCTGAGCCTGGTCAATCACACCGTTGCCATTGGTGGACGGCAGAACCATCGGCACGCAAGCCAGCGTGAAGGCGTCCTTGTGATAGGCCACGTTCGCGCGGTAGCTGGCGTTGGCTGCACCCAGCACCGAGATGGCTGCCAAGTTGGCCGGGCTGGCGGTCACGTTCTGGAATGCACCAGAAGGCGTGATAGCCGGGCTGATCGGGATGGACGTTGCGCCGGCAAGTACGTCAGCGGTCACGACGAACTGTTGCAGACGGCCAGTGGACTGGCGCGACTGCGGGTTCACCGAGAACACACCCGCGATGGTGATGATCGAACCACGGGTGATGGTGCCCGTGATCGATGCGCCGGTAACCGTCAGGTTGGAGCCGGTCTGGCCTGCGCCTGCAACGGTGCCGCCCGTGGTGGGCTGCGTGCCGTTGGTGTGCGTCTGCACGTTCTGATCCATGGCGAAGCTCAGGCCCAGCGGGTCAACCAGCAGGCCCTTGTCGTACTGCTCGGAGAGCTTGCGCTGGTTGTTGAACAGACCCTGCAGACCAGACACCAGACCGGCGTTCATGAACGGCTCAGTGACTAGGAAGCGGTCTTGACGCGGTGCGCCTGCGTAGTCCAGCACAGCGTTGGCTTCCGTCATGGCACCCAGCGCGGCGGCTTGGGTGTTCGGCAGTGCGCCCACGGTGCCAAGGCCAGTACCCGACACGTTGGCAGCATGGAACGTGGCAAAGCGAGCCAGCGCCAGGCCGTCAAGGTCGATCTGGTTGGCAATCGGAGCCATCGCAGCCATCAGCTTCTGTTCGATCTGCTGCAGCGACAGGGTGCGGTCCAGCGTAGAAAAGCCGAGTTCCGTACCGCCTTGGTTGACGGTCAGCGGAACGGTCGTTTCGACGGTGGCCTGCGGGCCTGCAATGGCAGCGCCAGAGCGGTACGTGTAGCGCGGGGGGCGCTTGATCTGGATGGTCTGGCCGGACGAATAGCCGCGTGACTGGTTAGACGCGAACTCGCTCTCGTAAGCGCGGTTTGCGTTGCTGGCAAAGCCCAGCATGTTTTCTAGGATCGCGAGGGCTTCCTTCGCGACAATCGAGCAAGTAACAAGAGTGTTTGACATGATGCAAGTTCCTCAGAGGATTAACGTCTTGCCCATTTCGCACCCTGCTTTTCACGAAGCTTGATGAACTCTTCCATGCTCATTCGGCCGGGGTCTTGATTGGCCGTGCTGGATCGTCCACCTACTGGCGTGATCGGCTTCGGTGCGCTGCTTGCCTTGGCCCTAGGTGCGGACACCTGAGACTCAAGACGCGCAAGGGCACGGGTCTGAGCCGCGCCTGACAGCCCTGCAATGCGCTCTGCTTCGTCGGGGTTGCGCCCAAAGTGGTAGGCCAGCTCTGGCCCCACGTCGGATTCGCGGATGAAGTCAGCCATCGGATCGGTGATCTGTAGGCTGTCGTTCTCCAAAACCAACTCGACGAAATCAGGCGTCTGCTTGGCGAACTCTTGCGCTCGTTGCTCGAACGACTGTGCCAACGCTGCCTTCTGAGCACGCACGGCTTGTTCGGCCTGCTTCTGCTCAATCAGCCGCGCCTTTTCCTCGACTCGCCTTGCGACTTCGTATTCGGTTTTGGCTTCTAAATACGCTTCGTAGCTGTCGAATTGGGCACGTTGCGGGGGCTGCGCTGCTGGCTCGTTGCTTGCAGGCTGGTTGCCCAGTGCTGCACGCATCAAAACCGCTTCGGTCAGACGCCGCTGTTCGTTCAACTCACGGGTGAGCTTGTCAATACGCTTCTGAACGCCACGCGGGACACGCTTTTCGGCCTCTTCGGCCTGTTGTGCTTCGCTAGTGGGTTCGCCGGGCGACTCTTGCCCGTCCGACGCTTGCGCGGCCTGCGTCTTGGCCTCTTCGGTTGCTGATTCCGGCGCGACTTCTTGACCCTCTGAGGGCGCAGCAGTCTGGTTTTCGGTCATGCTTTCTCGGTGAGAAAACGCCTGGTGAAGCGCACCAGTACGCATGACCGTATGCTTGTCTTAGTGGGCGCGCAAAAACCGCGCTTGAGCGTCTTTAAGCTGTGGCGAGCAGCAGAATCACAGCCAAGGCATCCTCATCGTCTTGGTGCATCTGCTCAATGGCTGCGGCTTGCAAGGCTTGTTCGGCCTGCGCGGCAACGATCTGCGCGGCAAGGAATGCAGACAGGCGCGCAGACTCTGCGGCACGTTCTGCGGCGCTGAGTGCGCGATCAATCTGCGGGGCCTCAACCACAAGGCGCGGTGCGGGGGCCGATGCCTCTACAGGCGCATCAAGTCCCATTGCCTTGCGGGCTTCAATGCGCTTCTTGTTGGAGACACGAGGCTCGCCTAGCCAGTACAGCGGCTGGTTTTCACCTTGCGGCGCGATGATCTGCACCGGCTGGCCGTCAATCACGTAAGCGCCGGGGTCTGCGGTGATGCTGTACGCCGTTGGCCCTGCTGCGGGCGTGTAGGTCAGCGTGGCATCTTGACCGGTCAGGCTGTAGCTGCCTGCGGCTGCACCGAGTCGCCGCCCAAACCCGGCTGCCTGCCCGTTGATCGTGTAGCTGCCTGCCGTCGCGCCCATTGCGCGCCTAAAGCCCGCCGCCTGCCCTGTGAGGGTGTAGCTGCCCGCATCTGCCGTCAGCACGTAGCTCGTGCCGCCTGCCGGGGTGTAGGTCAGCGTCGCGTCTTGCCCCGCAATCGCATAGCTACCGGCGTCAGCGGTCAGCGTGTACGCAACAACGCCCGCGCCAAAGAACTCGTTTTGCAGCAGTACAGATGCCGGACTGCGATCGGCCCATACGGCCGCGCCGCCCGCTGGCGTGCGGACATATTGGCTGCGCAGTTGCATCTCTTACCCGTGCGCGATCTTGCCGCCGCCGCGAACCGTGCCTGTGCTTGTCGTGCTGGTCACGACAACAAGGAACAGGCACGACGAGTTGAATATCTCAGGAAGGCCAAGCGCAGCCCAATCGAACACCTCGCCCTTGTTTGCGAGCGGCGCAGGCATGGTCATACGGGGTCGCGTTGCAGTGACACCGAAGCTGCCCGCCGCACCAGTGCTTGCCGAGAGCTGCACGCTGTCAACGGAGCGAATGAACTTGCCAGATGCGGACGCCGGAATAAGGCCATTTAGCGGGATCTTGCGGCCTGCGCGCACGGTGCCGCCTACGGCAACAAGGGTAAGCGTGCCCGTGGTGCCATCGTTGTAGGTCACATTCACGCTC